CCAAAAAACATTTGATGCTCTAAAAGACGCAACAAAGAAACAAGGCGCTGATGCAACTTGGTCAGACACATATTCTCAAACTAAGACAGCAAAAGAAACTCAGCAAAAATTAGCCAGAGCAAAAGCTGAAACAAGTTCAAGAGCTATAACTTATCCAAACATTACCGGTATGGGTGATATAGTAGGAAAAAGAACTAAGGCTGAAAGATCGGCTGCGGCAACATCGTGGCCAGGTGCTGGTACAATAGGAATGGGCGACATAACAAAAGTTAAAGCGCCTCCTAGAAACGTTGATGTTGCTGGCGCGGGTGAAGCAGAAAAAGCTGCAAAAGCTAAGGGTGGTGCACCTGCAATTAGAATACCAAGTGGTGTTGGTGGTGATGTAACAGGAAAAATAGAAACAGGTCGATCAGCCGCGGCACCTGATGTTCCTGCAATATCTGCACAAGAAAGACAATTGGCTAAACAGGCAGCAGAAAGAAAAGCTACAAGACAAGTTCAGTCACAAGCACAAGCGCAAGCAGGCGACATAGCGGCCGCTCAAGCCGGTGATAAGACAAGAGTAAAAGATAAGGCTGAAGAAAAAGCTGATGCAAAAGCGCAATCTCAAGCTATATCAAGAAGTGCGGCAGAAACTCTTTCTAGAGCAACAAGTCGTACAAGAGTGAGATTAAATAAGAACAAGAGATTCCGTCTTCCTGATATCTCACTTCCTTCTTCACAACCAGGTCCAAAAGAACCAGGTCCTAATTATGCATTTGGTCTGAAGCCGTCTGTTTCTACACCAACACCAGTAACTAATCGTGCTGCTGTAGATAAATGGATGGATATCATCAATCGCAAAGCTAATCAGGCAATGCTTAGAGAAAATACTCCAAGAAGCGAAGATGATGAAGAAGTTGGTACAGCCGCTTCTACGCAAGATACTAGTGGAAATATTAAACCAGTCTATAATTTCCGTAAAAGACCAAGAGTAAGTGTAAACAAAGCAACTTCTACCGATGCTGCCGTTCAAAGATGGATGGAAAGAATTGGTCGTCAAGCAAATCAATCAATGCTTAGACAACAAGATCAACAGGAATCGGTATATCATGCTATTCAGAACATGGTAGAAAATAACATCAGTGAAAGCACAATTACCATTGGTCAACAACCAATTACAATAAATAATACTGTAGCTAGAAAGATTGTATCATTGCACGAAGCAATGAACAAGAAGAATAAGAAGAAGATGGAAGAAATGCTCAATGAGGGCGCCGCTTCATTCAATAAAGTTTTAACATTCGCGGTAAGGCACTAATAGATGGCAAACACAATAAGAGAACAAAGACTGATCGATTCCAACAAAAGAGCATTGATCAAATATGTAATTATTTCCGATGGTACTCAAGAATCCAATACTGTTCTAGTAGATGCATCTACTTTGGCGTTTGCTCTTAATGCTAACAGTTACATCATGTCTTCAAATACACATCCTAAGTCTAACTATAGAACAACTGTAAAGAAGATCAAAGCATATGCAAAGACTTCAGGTTCTATCAGACTAAAGTGGCATGGTGATGCAAACTCAGAGATCATTGTATTTGGTTCTACATCAGTAGACTTCAACTTTGAAAATGATGGTGCCGTTATTTCTAATCCAGAAGCAAACGCAACAGGTGACATTCTTCTTACTACTTTAGCAATGGCATCAGGTGATGCACTCACTATTTTCCTTGATCTGAAAAAAGACAGTCGTGATTACGATGCTGGTCAGACAGCAGATCCTTATGCATTCAATAGAGGTTAAACATGAAGAACCTCATCTCACACATTTATAATAAGAACTACGATCAGGCAAATCAATCTCTTTCTGAGAGTGTTATGCTCATTATGGAAAAGAAGCTCTTTGAAATCAAGAAGAGAGTTGCAGCAAAGATGTGTGAGCAAATGGGTATTCTTGGACCTACTCGCGCTGAAAAGCTTCGTTCCGATGTGCTTGAAGCAATTGATCCTGAAGAGAGAACAGAAGTATCTGTTGAAAAAGGCACACCAAAACAAAAACCTGGTAGCACTCATTACAAGACAACACCAAGCAATGAAACAATTGTGCCTAAGAACAACTTAAAAGAAGAAGAAACAGAAGAACAACTAGACGAAGCCAGAGTAAAGATCATCAAGGCAAGAATTCGCGGCGGTAAAATACAGCGCCGTAAGAAAGTCTCGAATGTCGAAGGTTACAAAGTTCAAGGCGGCCAACTTAAGCGTATGTCACCAACAGAACGTAGACATCGCAAGCTAGGTCAGAAGCGCGGTAAGATGAAGCGCAGAGCTAAGATGACAAGAACTCTCATGAAGAGACAGAAATCACTAAGAAAGAGAAAGTCTTTAGGAATCTAAAATGAAACTGATCAAAGAAGAAGTATTAAACGTTCAGTATCTGACTGAAGAAGTAAACGGTAAGAAGGAACACTTCATCGAAGGCATCTTCATGCAAGCAGAAAAGCAAAACCGTAATGGTCGTGTATATCCACGACATGTACTATCAAAAGAAGTAGACAGATATAATCAAAATTACGTAATGAAGAATAGAGCTTTTGGTGAGTTAGGTCATCCGGACTCACCAACGATTAACTTGGATCGTGTTTCACACATGATCACAAGTCTTAGACCTGAAGGTAACAACTTTATCGGTAAGGCTAAAATCTTAGATACTCCTAATGGAAGAATTGTGAAAAGTTTATTAGACGGAGGAGCAAGCCTAGGTGTGTCAACAAGAGGCGTAGGGTCTCTTAAGCCAGCCAATGGCTTTCAACTTGTTCAAGACGATTTTCATCTTGCCACAGCGGCAGATATCGTTGCCGATCCTTCTGCACCAGATGCTTTTGTACAAGGCATTATGGAAGGTGCAGAATGGATTTTGACTAATCAAGGATGGAAGGCGGTTCATCAAGAACGCGCTCAGAAACTTCTTCGTGAAGCATCTCGTAATGAGATCGAAGATGTTGCACTGAAAGTGTTTCAGAATTTCCTCTCAAAACTTTAAGAAATATAAATATATTAAAACAAGGAGTAATCTAATATGGGTAAGTCACTTACTGAAACAGCAAAGGCAATTCTCATGAATGAGGGTACCGCTCTTGCTGCAACTTTGCGACCAGGTTCCGCATCAATGGATCCACCGCAGTCACTAGGTTCAGCACAGCTTGTTGCTGATGCACCTAAGTCTGCTGGTGAAGGATCAAACGTTGGTGCTGCGGCTGCCGGTTCAGTAAAGAAAGATATGAGCAAGCCAACTCAGGGTGCTAAGCCTGCCGAAACACAGAAGGCAATGGCCGAAGAACTTGAAGATGATGGTGATACACTAGACGAACAGAGCAAGGCAGCGGCCCGTGCTGAAGCTGAAATGCTTTCTAAGGGTGTAGATGTTAAGAAGATGCCAGCAGGTCGTGCTAAGGGTTCTTCTGGTACATTCAAGAGCAAGGGTGCTGTTGGTGATATTGGTCGTAAGGCAATATCAACTGGTCGCAATCGCAAACTTGAAGAAGAACAGGTCGAAGAAGATATCGAAATCTCAGAAGAACTGGAATCATTCATTGATGATCTAGTTGCTGAAGGATATTCAGAAGAACAGATCGTTGCTGCTATCGAAGAAAACTTTGAAGTTCTTGAAGAAGAAGTAGAAGAAGTTTCAGAAGAAGCTGATGCTCTTGAAGGTTATGAGATCGACATGCAGGAAGCAATGCAAGCATTATTTGCTGGCGAAGAACTTTCAGAAGAATTCAAGGCAAAAGCTGCAACAATCTTCGAAGCTGCTGTAAAACTAAAGCTTGCTGAAGAACTTGCTGTTATTGAAGAAGCATATACCGCTTCTCTAGTCGAAGAAGTTTCAAAGATTGAAGAACAGCTAACATCAAATGTAGATGACTACCTCAACTATGTTGTTGAGCAATGGACTGCTGACAATGAAATCGCAATCGAAGCAGGTCTTCGTACTGAGCTAACTGAAGAGTTTATCTCAGGTCTACGTAACCTATTCACTGAACATTACATTGATATTCCAGAAGATAAGATCAACGTTCTTGAAGAGATGGGCAATCAGGTTGAAGAGTTGACCGAAAAGCTTAATGAAGAAATTGAGCGTAATGTTGCTTTGAGCAAGATGCTGAACGAATCAAAGACTAACGAAATTCTAACGTTTGCTTGTGAAGGTCTAACCGACACACAGGCAGATAAGCTGAAGACACTTGCAGAAGGTCTTGAGTATTCTGATGCTAACGAATATGCACAGAAGCTTAATATTCTCAAGGAAAACTATTTCTCTACATCTGTTAAGTCAGACAACGTACTAGACTCCGTAGAGTCCGTATCAGATGGCCGCAACATGATTGCTGAAGAGCTTTCTGGTCCAATGGCAAAGTACGTACAGACGCTTGGTAGAACTCTGCCAAGATAACAGGAATTATAAATATAATAAAAATAGAAAGATTAAAGGAGATTACAAAAATGTATCTTTCAGAAAACTTAGAAGCAAAGTGGTCACCAGTTCTCGACCACGAAGGCGCAGGTAAGATCAAGGATCCATACCGCCGCGCAGTTACTGCAATGATCTTGGAAAACCAAGAACGTGCAATGGCAGAAGAAGGCCGTCAGCTTAACGAATCAGCACCAACAAACTACGGTGGTGGTCTTGGTAACGCTGCTGGTGGTAACTCTGCAATCGCTGCATACGATCCAATTCTTATCAGCCTTGTTCGTCGTGCCCTTCCAAACCTAATTGCTTATGATATCGCAGGCGTTCAGCCAATGACAGGTCCAACAGGACTTATCTTTGCTATGCGCTCACGTTATACAAACCAGAGCGGCGTAGAAACCTTCTTCAACGAAGTTGACAACGCATTCTCTGCACGTAACGCACTTGGTGCAAATGGTTCACCAAACGGCATGGTTGGTAACAACCCAGTTTCTAACACAGCAAATACCGGTGCTTACACAACAGCTAACGGTATGTCTACAACTCAGGCAGAAAGCCTTGGTGACAGCGGTACAAACGCTTTCGCTGAAATGGCATTCAGCATTGAAAAGGTAACAGTCACAGCACGTTCACGCGCTCTAAAGGCTGAGTACACAATGGAACTTGCACAGGATCTTAAGGCTGTTCACGGTCTTGATGCTGAAACAGAGCTTGCAAACATTCTCTCAACTGAAATCCTTGCTGAAATCAACAGAGAAGTTGTAAGAACTGTTTATACCTCTGCTGTTCCTGGTGCTCAGTACGGTGTAACAACCGCTGGTACATTCGACCTTGATACAGACTCCAACGGCCGTTGGTCAGTTGAAAAGTTCAAGGGTCTTGTATTCCAGATCGAACGCGAATGCAACGCAATTGCAAAGGCAACAAGACGCGGTAAGGGTAACATCCTTCTTGTATCTTCTGACGTTGCTTCTGCTCTCGCAATGGCTGGCGTTCTTGATTACACCCCAGCACTAAACGTTAACCTTCAGGTTGACGATACAGGCAACACCTTCGCTGGTACAATGCACGGCCGTGTAAAGGTCTACATCGATCCTTACTTCGGTGGTTCTGCATCTGGCGACGAACTTGCTTGCGTAGGTTATAAGGGTACTTCTCCTTATGATGCTGGCTTGTTCTACTGCCCATACGTTCCTCTACAGATGGTTCGCGCTATCGGTCAGGATACCTTCCAGCCTAAGATTGGTTTCAAGACCCGTTATGGCATGGTAGCAAATCCATTTGCCCGTGGTAACGACTATGCTTCACCTGGCCTTGGTGTTATCGCTGATCGCACCAACCAGTACTATCGTTTGTTCCGCGTGAGAAATTTGACGTAATTTCGTCACAATTAGAAGAAAATACCAAACATACTAGGGGAAACTTCGGTTTCCCCTTTTTTGTGACTATATATTAGGTAAGATTACTGACGAGGTTACTATGGGTATCATCTATTGCTATACAAACAAGATCACAGGAAAAAAATATGTTGGCCAAACTATCAATCCTAATCAACGCAAGTCTACACACAAATCCAAGGCACTGAAAGAGCAATCTGACTACTACTTTCATAGATCAATACGTAAACATGGATGGAATAGTTTTGATTATGAAGTACTAGAAGAGAACGTATCTGATCTTAATGAACGAGAGAACTACTACATAAACACGCTCAATACTATATGGCCCAATGGCTACAATCAATGTACAGCGAACTCTTTAGATCGTACTGCCATAGAAAAGATGCGAGAGACTAAGAAGAGACAATTTGAATCTATGACAGAAGAAGATCGCAGAAAAAGTGTAGATGCTATGGTGAAAGCGAATACTGGTCGTAAACACTCTGAAGAAACCAAGAAGAAGCGAAGTCTCTCCGTTAAAAAATACCTTGCAGAAAACCCTAGACCAAAAAGAATATGGACGCAAGAAATGAAAGATAAGCAAAGTCGTTTGTTGAAAGAGAAGTATGAACAAGGTGTAGGTCGTTGGGCTAAATAGACCAGAGGTAAAGCAATGACTACAGACAATCTACTCTATAAGACACCAGAGAACACCAGTTTTCTACAACCGACGAAGTATACATTTGTTATTCCTAATTTGCCGTTTGCTAGGTATTTTTGTCAGACGGTTACAATGCCCGGTGTGTCTGTTACTCCTATCACACAGTTGAATCCTTTCTCTGATATCTTCAGACACGGGCTCAAACTAGATTATGACCAGCTAACAATGTCTTTCCTTGTAGACGAAGACTTGAGGGTGTGGGAAGAAACTTACAACTGGATGCGTTCTGTAGCTATGCCGACCAAGTTTGAAGAGTATGCAAAGCATTACAATCCAGACAACCCTATATACTACGATGGCATTCTCACCATCAATACTAATGCGAACATACCCAATGTTCGTTACAAGTTTAGAAACTGTCACCCAGTATCTTTGAGTGGTGTTACTTTCAGCACATCAGAGACAGCAGAAAACATTATTACATCTGAACTTGGTATTCGTTACGATTACTTTGAGATCGAAAGAATATAGTTGACATAAGACCAATTTGGTCTTAAAATTTAGTTCATTTTACTGGAGCTATATGATGAAAACACCTGTGAATATTGACGATCTCATGGAGATGTGGTCGAAAGACAGTCCCATTGACATTACTGAACCTAGCCGTGAGCTTGAAAGAATTCCTTCTCTACATGCAAAGTATTTGCGTATCATGACACACCACAATCTTGTGGTTAAGAAGCTAATGGCTGACTATCAGGCGCGCCGCAGGATCAAGTGGGAATACTACAATGGTGATCTCAATAATCCAGAAGACCTAAGCACACACAAGCTTGAGCCGATGACTAAGAAGGTTCTTCGTGCTGATATATCAATCTACTTGGATTCAGATAAAGAACTGAATGCCATCCTTCTCAAGAAGGTGCTGAACGAAGAGATCGTAGAGTTTTGCAAGTCTGTATTGAAAGAACTAAATAACAGAACGTTCCAAGTGCGTTCAATTATTGAATGGGAAAAATATACAGGTGGACAGTAAGATCATTATTCATAACAAGGACGAAGTTTTCGTTCGTGTTGAGTGTAGTGAAGGAATATCTTATGAACTAAGAGAACACTTCACATTCTTCGTGCCGGGATATCAATTCACTCCTCAGTATAAGGCTAGATTGTGGGATGGAAAGATAAGATTATGGGACACTAGAACCAAGCAAGTCTATAGAGGTCTTGTACCTGAGATTGCGAAGTTCTGTGAAGAAAGAAACTATGATTGGGAATATGAAAATGAGGACTATGACGAAGAGTTCTCATTAGCGGAAGCGAAAGAGTTTGTAGAACAGTTAAGGCCGAAACATGCTCCAAGAGATTATCAGTTGGATGCATTCGTTCACGCTATTCGTACAAGGAGAACTTTACTACTTAGCCCCACTGCTAGTGGTAAGTCTCTTATTATTTATCTTCTGGCTCGCTTTCTTCAACATAAGAATTTGAAGAGAGGTCTGATAATAGTGCCAACTGTCTCACTTGTTGAACAGTTGACCAGTGATTTCAAAGAGTACAGTGATACGAATGGTTGGAGCGTAAGTGACAACGTACACAAAATTTATCAGGGTCAAGAAAAGTCAAGCGACAAGTTTCTGACCGTTTCAACTTGGCAGTCTATCTATCAGATGCCGAAGAAGTACTTTGCTGACTTTGATTTTGTGATTGGTGATGAAGCGCATCTGTTCAAAGCTAAATCTCTTATAGATATAATGACAGGTCTAACAAATGCACGATATAGAATTGGAACGACTGGTACTCTGGATGGAACAAAGACACACAAACTGGTTCTTGAAGGACTTTTTGGATCAGTTCGTAAAGTTATCACAACCAAAGAACTCATGGATGCAAAGCACTTGGCTGAGTTCCAAATCAAGTGTCTTCTTCTTAGACATAATGAGTCTATCTGCCAAGCAGCAAAGAATTTTACCTATCAGCAGGAGATTGAATACCTTGTCCTTAACGATGCCAGAAACCGGTTCATCGCTAATCTTGCCGTCTCACTTGAAGGAAACACGCTCGTTCTCTTCCAGTACGTTGACAAACACGGACGCATTCTACACAAACTCATTTCAGACAAGGTGGGAATGGATAGAAAGGTATTGTTCGTCAGCGGCAGTACAGAAGTACAGGTAAGAGAGGAGATTAGACACATTGTTGAAAAAGAAACTAATGCTATTATTGTGGCTAGCTTTGGCACTTTCAGCACTGGCATCAATATTAGAAATCTACATAGCATTATATTTGCTTCTCCATCTAAGTCTCGGATAAGAAACCTGCAATCAATTGGTCGAGGACTTCGTAAGTCAGACACAAAAGATTCAGCGGTGCTTTTCGATATCGCAGATGATATGAGATACAAGAAGAAAGAAAACTACACATTGCGCCATTTTGCCGAGCGAATTCGTATGTACGGAGATGAAAAGTTTAAGTTCAAAATCTACAAAATCGAGTTAAAATGAACACTTGAACATCTATTGTTGTCTAAATAGTAGAAACGGAGACAAACATGGATATTATCAACCTAAAAGAAGCGAGAAAACAAGGACTAACATACTACTATACAGGCAAAACTTGTAAAAAAGGACACAACTCAACAAGAATGGTAAAAGGCGGCGCCTGTAGACAATGTAAAAATGAGTATGCAGCAACTAGAAAAACAGACCCTGAGGTAAGAAAGAAAGAATCTCAGTATCAAAAAGAATGGCATAAAAAAACATATACAAAAGATAAAAGACGAGAATCATACGACAACAACATCATCACAGCCATGCTCTATAGAGCCAAAAAAAGAGCAGATGATCGCGGATTAGAGTTTACACTTGTTCCTGAAGATATCATCATACCTGATACATGTCCAGTTCTTGGTATTGAAATCAAAAGAGTGTGGGGTAAAAAAGAAACATCTCCATCTCTAGATCGCATAGATCCTACAAAAGGATACACCAAAGAAAACACAGTGGTGATATCTAATAGAGCCAACAGATTAAAAAGTGATGCCACTTTAGAAGAAATCATGAAGATCATGAAATACATGAAAGGTTGATGTAGTAATGAAAAAAGAGAAATCGAACTCAAGTGATATGGAAACATTCGTTAAATTCTTCCGTCTGAACAACGGAGAAGATATCATAGCTGAAGTACAGGAAACAGATGTAAGTTACATTCTTCTGAATCCTTGCAAAGTCATGTATCTATCATCGGCTAAACCCGGATATCTTTCTATCTCATTCATGCAATGGGTTTTCTCACGTATCTGTGATGAACAAGTCTTTGAAATAATGAAGACAGAAGTTCTATTCAATGCAATACCAAGTGAGATGATGATGAAGCATTACTGGGATTCCGTAGAACACTTCATGCATAACGAAGACAAACAAAAGCTCAGTTTCGATAATATGATGTCCGATGAGGAAGATTTCTCTCAGCAAGACGCCGATGATGCCATGGAAATGTTAAAAGAATTCTTCAATAGGTCTAAAGATGATAAGGGGAGCCTTCACTAATGTCTACGAAAAACGCATATCTTTCTCTTGAAGAAGAAGATGATTTTGGTTTCACATTCACTCATGAAGATGAGATCATTGAGACGAATAAAGATTACTCTTCTCTTCAGGAACAAGTTGATGACTTAAAGGCTCGCCTTACAGCTATCAACAAAATCTTTATGCCTCTTCTTGAGAACCTTGCTAAAGATCCTGATAAGCCAATGATCAAGTGGCCTAACAGAAAAGCTATCATCGATAAGCAGATCACTAAGCTTAAGACCTTGACTAAGGTGTAGGTATCAAGATATACTTAAAGGTATTCATTTCATGGTGGACATAGCCATTATGAGTGCATGTCAAGAGTTAGTCAATGAGAAAGTGAGAGCGACGATGAAGAATTCTGAAAGTGTTGTGTATGTTGATATGGATGGTGTCTTAGCAGACCTATTCAATCATGTTGCAGTGATACATGATGTAGAACACTACAACGAAATGACCAAAGAAGATTGGGAAGTCTTCTTTCAATCTACAGATGCGTATCATCTATTCCGAGATTTGCCCATGTTCAAAACAGCAAATGAGTTGTTGAAGATGGTGAAGACAATGGCTGGCGGGTACAAGATACTTTCTAGTCCTCTAAACTATGATCTTGATGGTAGCATTAAAGGGAAAAGAGAGTGGCTTAGTAAGTGCATTTCTGTTCCTGCTGATGAAATCATCTTTGAACATGAGAAGTACAAGTATGCTGTTAACAATGGCACACCCAATATTCTGATTGATGACTTCCGTAAGAACATCACCGCATGGAACAATGCAGGTGGTATCGGCATCAAGTATCAAGCTGATGAGAACAGTCTAGAAGAGCTAAAAGTCAATTTAGAAAAGGCATTAGAATGAGCAATGAAAAGAAGGTACATTATGTTGATAACAAGAAGTTCTACGAAGAAATTCTGAAACACAAGCAACGAGTAAAAGAAGCCAAAGAAAAGGGTGTTGAAGAACCTAGACTTCCTAATTACATAGGTGAATGTATCTATAAGATAGCGAACAAGTTGTCGAACAAACCTTGTTTCATCAACTATTCGTTCCGAGATGAAATGGTGTCTGACGGAATAGAGAATTGTATACTCTACTTCAATGACTACAATCCTGATCTAGGAAAGAATCCGTTCGCATACTTCACTCAGGTGATCTACTATGCATTCCTTAGACGCATCAACAAAGAAGAAAAGAATAGATACATCATCTACAAGAACTTTCAGGAAACAATCGTCAACAATGGACATGCGGCATTGTTGACAGACAGTGATAACAATCATGTCATGTCATCACCGATCTATGATAACATCAACGATTTCATGGATCGATATGAGAAGAAAGAAGAGATTAAGAAAGAGAAGCGCAAGACAGCTAAGGAAGGCTTAGCGAAGTTTTACGAGGAAGAAAACAATGAACAACAACGAAGTGCCATTCCAAATTGAGAACCTGATTAACAGTCTTCTCAACAAGAATGAAAACGTGTATATTAGACAGAACTATAGACAGAGGTTGGAAACAATCAAAGAAGCAATCGAAAAGTCTATAAAGAAGTATGATCATGAACTGTACAACACGAACATTCAAGGAAAGAAAAAGAGAGCATGAACAGAAAGCATCTATTGTTCCACATCTTTGAGTATATGGAAGAAGTCTATTCAAAAGACGCAATTGCCGAGATGATTGCATCTTATCAGTTTGATAAGACTGGATTCTCAGATAATCTGCAACCCGGTGAAATGATCGTAGCAGAAGCTCTTAAAGAACGATATGATGCATATAAGAAAGTGAGAGTATGACTAAAGTTCTAATTCTGACCGATACTCACTGGGGCGTCAGGAATGATTCCCCAGTTTTTTTGGATTACTTCAAGAAGACAATTGATGAGTTTGTTCTTCCTTATGTCAGAGAACACAACATTAAGCACATGATACATCTTGGTGATCTTGTAGACCGAAGAAAGTATATTAACGTTCTCACTCATTCACGATTGAGAACCGACTTTCTAGAGAAGCTTGAACACCTAGAT